GTGTATCATCCTGACAATTTGTGCTTCGGACTCGTTGATGGAAAATGTCGCTGTTCCTGAGTCATAGTCATAACCGAATGGGATTCTGCCGCCGTTCCAAAGACCGTTGTTCGCACGGGAGATCATAGTTGCTGTTACTCGTTCGGAAGTCATGTTCCTTTCCAATTCGGCAAAGACCAGAATTATTTTGAGCATTGCCTCACCCATTGCTGTGCTGGTGTCAAATTGCTCATTTTTTGAGACAAAGGTGACTCCAAGCTCCTTGAGTTCAGCGTACAGAGATGCAAAATCTAAAAGATTTCTTGAAATGCGATCTATTTTCCAAACTAGCAGATGCGAGAAGGCTCCTGCCCTAATTTGGGATAGCATCTCCTGAAATTTTGGTCTGTCAGTATTCTTACCCGAATAGCCAGCGTCCTCGAATATTACATAGTCATCTGTCCCAAGCATAAGATTTGCATATGAGATCAAGTCCTGACGCTGCATAGGCAACGAGTCCTTGTCTATTTGATGTAATGTTGAAACACGAATGTAGATTGCAACCCGTGACTGCTTTCGATTATCTGCCGTGAACATAGAATATGCCTCCAGAATATGTATGAAAATGACCGCCTTAAATGGCGGTCATTGCTTTTTGTATTGCGATGCCAATCCCATAATAGTCCGACAACACAGGCCCAAGCTCTATCAAGCTCGGCAATGTGACCACTCTGCGATCTGGAATATCTCTATACAAGACATTAGAGCTAATAATATAGAAGTCCCACAGGTCCATGTCAAGAGGCGATTGCTCGTGTGACATAGCTCTGAAAATGCAAAAAACAATGACATCGCATGAACTTGGCTCGTCGTTCTCAGATAGCCTGATTTGTATACGGTTTGGGTACTTAGGCTCCAAGACATCAGTATAGCTGCCCGACTTTACATTGATACGGATACCGGCTTGTTCTGGCGGAAGAAGAATATCAAAGCTATTTGTTTGGTTTCGTGCTGAAGCAATGGTCTCAAGAGAGGATGCAACCAGAAACTCGGCAAATGCTTTGCGAGTGGTTCTTCGAGATAAGCATGAATACGCCCACCGCCAAAAGTCGCTTATAGTCAAAGCGGTGGAGTTACCGCCGACCAAAAGATGTTCGTTCCCAATGTACATCAGGGTTACCTCCTGTCAATGTAGTCACTCAACCTAATAATTTTTCCACACTTTTATTTTCTGGCGGAAGCACAGCCAACATACCATCGATGTAGGACAAGACTTTGCTTTGATACTCGGCTGGAAGCTGGTTGAATTTGCGAATCAACTCCGCATCAATGGAACTTGAAAAATCCAATGCCCGCTGAGATGTCATAAAATCTGACTCCGATTCCTTGCCCAAAATTAGATAGTCCAGAGATACACCGAAATACTCAGCCATCTTTGTAAGAGCCTCAACCCCAGGGCTACCTTTGCCCTTGCGCCAGTCTGTAAATGATGAATTTGATAAATTCAAGTCGGTTGTGACCTGTTTTGCTTTGATGCCACGTTCTTCCATTAGAGCAAAAAGCCGATCCAGAATAGGGTTCATGAGATCACCTCGGAAAATATTTGGAAATATCCAAAAATACTATTGACATTCTGGATATTTCCAGTTACGATATTGATGTAAGTTACAAAAACAACATCAAATCAAAGTTACAAAATGAATACTCAAATTCATTGTATCACTGAATCGTGGTTTTGTAAATTACAAATGTGAAGATAGAAGGAGGAAAGCTGATATGGGAAAACTACTGTCACCGTGGTGCAAGTCGGTAAAAATTGAGATGATCCATCGTGGAATGAGTATTACCGACCTCGCTGTAACGATTGGCAGGTCACGGGAGTATACTTCTGCCGTCGTAAATGGAAGAGTGCGAGCCGCTCCAACCGAAAAGGAAATCAGCGATGTGCTGAATGTCCCTTATTCTGAAGAACCTTATCCACAAGAAGATTATACCTGAAGAAGATGGTGAACAAAATGGGAATTGGCTACATGAAGAATAATGATAACGTGTACTTCAGGGCAAGAAAAGATGCCGCAGACTGGGATGAGAGACTATTCAGCCGGGAAGGCGCAGCGGATGCGCTGGGCGTTTCTGTATCAACATTGGCAGATTATGAGCTTGGAAATACAAAGGTCGTCCCTGTCGACAAGGTAGTCTTGATGGCTGACTTGTACGCTTGTCCTGAGCTCAAGACAAACTATTGTAAGTGCGAATGCCCAATTGGGAAGCAGATGCCGATTGCAACTAAGGTTGGCGGTTTGGAGGGCGTGGTGCTTCATTTCTTGAGAGAGTTCGATGAGACCAAATTAAATGAAATTCGGAGCCACCTGATCGAGATTGGATCAGACGGGGTGGTTGACCCACAGGAAGCAAAAGAGATGCAGAGCATCCTTGGTGCTGTAGACCGCATTGCCCTTGCGATCAGTGAACTGAGACTCTATGGAGAGAAACAAAAGAAAGGTTAGTTGCACATGGATGCTGCCAGAATGAAAGAGATTCTGAAAGCGGAGTTTGGAATCGAAACATTAGAAGATCTCGCTTTAGAGGCATCTAATTCAAGAGGCGTAAGCCTCGGAATTTTCACAATGCCATTCAAAGGAGGGAGTGCAAATGGAGAGTGCTCAGAACCGGGAGGAGTACACCTGGATACAGTATGTGGATGAAGCGGGGGGATTGGAAAATGTGCAGTGAATGTCATAACTGGCCTCATTTACACGGATGCCCTAACGAACCAGAGCCTACCCCAGTTATGGTATGCTCTTGTTGCGGCTATGGGATCTTTGAAGGCGACGAATATTTTGATGGCATCGATGGACCTGTCTGCAAGGACTGCCTTGATGATATGACTGTTGAAGAAATACTTGAAATTTTTGGAGAAAAACTCTCCGTAGCACAAGGAGGATATTAAAATGGCGAACACTCAACTCAGCGTCGTTCCTCAAGTGAAGCAAATGCTTGCCCGTGAGGATGTGAAAGCTCGATTTTCGGACATCCTTGGAAAAAAGGCATCACAGTTCACCGCCAGTTTGGTGAACGTGGTTGCAGCATCACCTCAATTGAAACAAAGCGATCCGAACTCGATTATGGCTGCGGCGTTTGTGGCGGCATCATTTGACTTGCCAATTGACAGTAACCTTGGCTTTGCTGCCATTGTGCCGTACAACAAATCTATCAAAAATACTGCGACCGGCAAGTGGTCGAAGGTTAGTGTGGCACAATTCCAGATGATGTACAAAGGCTACATCCAACTTGCTATTCGCACTGGAGAATACGAAAAGATGAACTGTTCGGAAGTGTATCAGGACGAATTAGTAAGTTACAATCCCATTACTGGAGAGTGCCGTTTCGTTGACAGCTTCAATTCATGCACCCAGAGAAATAACGGGGAAGTCGATAAGATCATCGGCTACTACGCATGGTTCAAGCTGCTTTCTGGCTTTACCAAGGAACTGTATATGAGCAAGAATGAAGTGCTCAATCATGCAAAAAAGTACAGCCAGTCGTACAGATATGATCTTGATGCGAACAAGGCTAGTAGCAAGTGGTCTACTGATTTTGATTCAATGGCAAAAAAGACTGTAATCAAACAGCTGTTGAGCAAATGGGGCATCCTGTCAACTGATATGCAGAGAGCTATCGAGGACGACCAGAAGGTCTACGATGATTGTGGGGCGGGTTCCTATGACGATAACAGTTATGCAGGAGTGGCTGCGGAAGACCCGTTTGTCGAAGTAGATTACACAACGGTGACAGAGGAACCGGAAGAAATCGACATCACAGAGGGATAAGGTGATTTGGCATGGTGCTGACGAGTGACAATTATTACAGCAGGGAAGCTAATCTGGAGTATTTATCTGTGAGCCAGTATAAGGATTTCGCAGGGACCTATGGGAAGCAGGCTTGCGAGTTCTATGCGGTCGAGAAGCTCTATGGTAGATGGGTTGACGACAAGACCACATCACTTCTGGTTGGGAGCTATGTTGATAGCTATTTTGAGGGAACTTTGGACAAGTTCAAGGAGAGCACACCGGAAATCTTCAAACGTGATGGCGGTCTTAAAGCTGAATTTGCGAAAGCGGAGGATGTTATTAGGCGAATAGAACGTGATCCGTATTTTATGAAATATTTGTCCGGGCAGAAGCAGGTTATTATGACTGGAGAGTTGTTCGGAACAAAGTGGAAAATCAAGATGGACTCATATCTCGAAGGAGTTGCCATTGTGGACCTAAAAGTCATGTCGTCTATCACGGATATGAAATGGGTAAAAGACCTTGGCTATCTTGATTTTGTCCGTTATTGGGGATACGACATCCAGGGAGCGGTGTATCAAGAGATTGTGAGACAGAATGCTGGGAAGGTGCTGCCGTTTTACATCGCCGCTGCGACAAAGGAAAAGGAGCCGGATATTCGTATTATCCATGTGACGCAGAACTATCTTGACGAGGCCCTGAACCTTGTTCGGATGAATATGCCGAGAATCCTTCAAGTAAAAGAACATGGAGATACACCAGAACGATGTGAACTTTGTGATTGTTGCAGACACAATAGGGTATTGACTGCGCCGATTTCCATTTCAGAATTAACTGGCTGGGTATGACTAAAATCGCAGCAGAAAGGTGGGTGAAGAAATGGCATGGATAAGTGTACACGAACAAGTGTTGGGAGGAAAACTTAGGAGCCTTGCAAAAAAACTGAATTGTTCTCAGAATGAGGCACTTGGGTTGCTTGTTCGTTTCTGGTTGTGGGGGATCAATAATGCTGACGAGGAAGGTCAAATCGAAAGTGCTACAACAGAGGATGTTGCAGATGTTTTGAATGTTGGCGTTGATAAGAGAATTTCACCAGAAGATGCTGTCAGAGCTATGGTAGAAACCAGATGGATTGATTTTGATAGCGATAGACTTTACATCCATGACTGGAAAGAGTGGCAGAAACAATGGTATAAAGCACTTCGCATTAGAAGTGCCGACAATGAGCGGAAAGCCAAGGAACGGGCAAAAAATCGCAGAGAAGTTCGGGCGGCCACACCGACCGATTCATTTAGTGCCGCCCAAACTACAAAGTCCGATTCCAAGCAATCTACAGAATCTGGACAAACAACTATATCACCAAATGATGGAAAAAAGCTGGAAACAGGTTATTCGACGGAGTTTGAGGAGTTCTGGGCTGCATACCCGAGAAAGGTCGGAAAGGGCGAAGCCTACAAATGTTACAAGGCAAGGTTAAAGGATGGATGGAAGCCGGAGGAGTTAGTGGTTGCTGCAAAGAATTATTCGTTCCGGATTCGGAAGGAAAGGACAGAACAACAGTATGTTAAGCATCCAAAAACGTTTCTGTCGTCATCTACACCATTCACGGATTTCCTCACAAAACACGATGGGGCATCTGTTCCGCATACAGATGATGATGACCCGTATGCAGATTGGAGGCGGTGAGCATGGGGATAACAGAAATCGTCGGAGCTGACGGGCAGACACGTTGTTCCGAGTGCGGATCTATCACTCGTCGCCCTTTAAATTTGCCTCTCTTTGATGGGTCTGGTGGATCGAAAACAGTTATTGTCCGTGTTATGTGCAAATGTGAGCAAAAAGAGGAGGAAAAGCAGAAGGAACGACTCCGGTACCAAGAGGACATGGCTGCGATCGGCCGCTTGAAGCAGATGTCTCTGATGGACGAAAAGCTGAAAAATGTGACATTTGCGAACTACGCAGTGACAGCCGAAAACCAGAGAGCCTATAAGGTTGCAGTCCGCTATGTTGAGAAATTTGATGACATGTATGCAAATAGCCAAGGGATCTTGTTTCATGGGCCAGTTGGAACTGGAAAAAGCTACACTGCTGCTGCGATTGCGAATGAATTGATGAACCGGAAGTATCCTGTGATTATGACATCTTTTATCAAACTGCTCCAGCGTATGAATGGATTTAATCCTGATGACGAATACATCGAGAAGTTAAATCGAGCAAAGCTGCTTGTGATCGATGACCTTGGGGCGGAGAGGGGAACCGATTTCGCACTGGAGAAGGTGTACAACATCGTGGATTCCAGGTATAGAAGTGGAAAACCGTTAATTTTGACCACAAATTTAACAATGGCCCAAATTAAAGATGAAACTGATATTCGGTATACCCGGATTTATGACCGTATCGTTGAGATGTGTTACCCTTTGAAAATGGATGGTCTATCATGGCGCAAACAAGAGGCGGCATCCAGATTCCAGGACATGAAGAAGCTATTGGAGGGATAGAAATGGGAGAACCTATCGAGCTGAAAATTTACAATCAACAAGACAGGATGGATGTAGCAACCATCCTCATCAAAAACGGATACACAGTATCGCAGAAGAAACGCCAGAAAACGCCGACCGGGAAGACGGTAGATTACTATCTTAGCGTTGCCCTTGATGAAGACAACGTGGACACTGCAAAATAGGATATGGAACAGGTCAAATTTGTAATACTTGGGGAACCGAAGGGTAAGGGAAGACCCAGGTTTAGCCGCCAGTTTGGTAGGGCGTATACACCAAAAGAAACTGCTAATTACGAGAACCTTGTCAGCATTGAGTATCAGATTCAGTGCAACAATTTTCGATTCTCTGATGACGCAATGCTCGATATGAGGATTATGGCATATTACAGCATCCCAAAAAGCAAGAGTAAGCGTCAAAAAAATATGATGCTCAGTGGACTTGTTAGGCCAACAAAAAAACCAGACATGGACAATGTGGTGAAGATTGTCGCAGATAGCCTGAATCAAATTGCATATCGAGATGATACGCAGATAGTTGACTGCCAGGTTAGAAAGTTCTTTTCAGAGGAGCCTAGAGTCGAGGTAGTCATACGAAAAATTGGTGATTTGGAGGTTAGATGAATGATTGTGTTGTTTGGAATACTCTTGGTGAGCTTCGCTATTGGTATTATGTTTGATAGTGGAACGACGGCTGATAAATGCTGTTGCGTAGCTGGATTTGCAATTTGTACAATGGCGTTGCTGTTTATAACACATATGATTTGAAAAAAGGAGTAACTTAAATGGAAACACAAGAATTGAGCTTGGTGATCCAAAATCCGCAACACGGAAACTTCCTGAAGCGGATTGACTGGAATAAGGAAGAGTTTGAGTCTCTTATCGCTAGTGTTATGGCTCAGTATAAGGGAATGGTCTACAGCGAAGACCAGATGAAAGAAGCAA